CCAAGACATACCAAGTCGGAGTTTGCCTCATACTTACTTCCTGCTTGGATGGTGGGCCGTGATCCAAAGCTCAAGATCATTCAAGCAACGCACACAGGAGAACTAGCAATTAGGTTTGGTAGAAAAGCTAAGAACCTAATCGACAGTGAAGACTATTCAAAAATTTTTAAAACAAGATTACAAGAGGACAGTAAAGCAGCAGGACGTTGGGAGACATCAGATGGTGGTGAATATTTTGCAGCTGGTGTTGGTGGTGCGATCACGGGTCGTGGTGCAGATCTATTGATCATAGACGACCCACACTCAGAACAAGATGCAATGTCCAAGGTCGCATTAGAGGGAGCCTATGAGTGGTACACCTCTGGCCCACGACAAAGGATGCAGCCTGGTGGTAAAATAGTTTTAGTTATGACTAGATGGAGCACAAAAGATCTAACTGGCATGCTTGTTAAAAATCAAAGCGAGGCTAAAGCTGATCAATGGCACGTGGTCGAGTTTCCAGCAATCATGGAACATGGACCAGTGTGGCCTGAATATTGGAAGCAAGACGAACTTGAAAAAGTAAAAGCTACACTGCCTGTTGCTAAATGGAATGCACAGTGGATGCAAAACCCAACAGCAGAAGAAGGAGCGATATTAAAAAGAGAGTGGTGGAGAACTTATACATCGGAGAACATCCCACAGTTACAACACGTGATACAATCTTACGACACAGCGTTTCTTAAAAAAGAAACAGCAGATTACAGTGCGATAACGACATGGGGAGTATTTTATCCATCAGAGGATGAGGGCGCTAATTTGATATTACTAGATGCTATCAAAGGACGGTATGAGTTTCCAGAACTTCGAAGACTGGCCCTTGAACAATACGAGTATTGGAAACCTGAAACGGTGATTGTTGAGGCAAAAGCTAGTGGATTGCCTCTAACATACGAGCTTAGAAAGATGGATATACCTGTCGTGAACTTCAGCCCCTCCAAAGGAAATGATAAGCACGCCCGTGTAAATGCGGTTGCACCTTTATTTGAAAGTGGTATGATATGGGCTCCTGAGCAAAAGTTTGCCGAGGAGGTCATAGAAGAATGTGCAGCATTCCCATATGGCGATCATGATGACTTGGTTGATAGTACAACACAAGCGATCATGCGTTTTAGACAAGGTGGATTGATTGACCACCCCGAAGATTACATAGATCAAAAAGAACCAAGACCTAAAAGGAATTATTATTAATGAAGTTAACGGATGTCATAGAACCGCAAGTTAGATTTACTAAAAGCGGAAAAAATCAAATCGAAGGCCTGCCATCACAATTTACATCTGAGGATCAAATTTTAAACGCCATACTTAATTTAGATTTACCGCTTACTGATAAAATAGGTTTACTAGGTCAATACGAAATGAATAAGGGCAGAAAAAGAATTGAATATGATGACCAAGAACTTTTTGTAGGTAAGGGTGGATCAGATAGTAAAAAAATAGGTGTTAGATATGGTGACTCTGATGATGAAGGATTAACTGGTTCAATCATGCTTGATCCAGATACAAAAGACTATAGTGCTTTTATAAAATTTTTAAAAAGATTTGCTAAAGGTGGCCGTGTTAATTATCAAGACGGTACTAATTTAAAACAAAGATTTGATGATGTGGTTGGAATATCTAATGTGTTAGGAATGCCTGGTGCTCAATTAAGTCCCACTGGACCTTCTTCTGATTTTAGACACCAAGCTGCCTCTAAAGCTTTAGCAGATGCTTTAAGTTTTACTAACCTTGGTGGTTTAGGTTCTTTCTCTGTAGGAACTGTAAAAGAAATAGGAGACTTTGTAAAAGGAGCTTTAGATCCTAACATGACCGTAAAAGATGCTTTTAGTCAATCTCTTGAAGACACCATAAGTAATTTTAAAGGTGCATTCTCACCATCTGGTAAAACTATAGAAGAAATCTATGAAGAGACGATAGGACAAAATCCAGAAATTTTAGATAATAGTGTCTTTAATGAAGCTCTTTTTATTAAAAATTTAAGAGCCGACCGTGCTAGACAAATTGAAGAGGCTAGAAAAAGAGCTTTACAAAATATTCAAAATCAAAGAGATTCAAAACCAACAACAACTGTTACAGGAACCACGAAACTTGGAACACCTGGACCTACGGGTCGTGATACAAAACCAACTACAGGTGGTTTCTCAGCTCCAACAAAACAGGGACAAAGTCCTAGGGGTACAACGACAACATCCTCTCCAAGACAAACTGCTAGAGAAGATAGAAGAGGTGGTCAGTATGGTTTTGCTAGTGGTGGTTTAGCTAGAATGTTAGGTGAGTAATGGTTAAAAAATTAACAACCACAATACCACCTTTACGTGGACCTAACCCTCAAGGGTTGAATGTTCCTTTAAAACAAGTTAAAAGCTTTAGACTGGAGAAATTAAATGGCAGAAATAGACAAATCGCTTCCCAACGAAGTAAGAGCAGAGATCAAGCTACCAGCTGAAGAAGTTGTTGAGCAAGAAGAAATTGTAGAAAAACCACCTGTCGAAGTAATACCAGAGGATGATGGTGGAGCAATCGTAGACTTTGAACCAGGTTCGATCAATATACCTGGAACAGAAAATCATTTTGATAACTTAGCAGACATATTACCTGAAGATATTTTAGATCCTATTGGCTCTGACATGGTTCAGAATTACATGGACTACAAAGCGTCAAGAAAAGATTGGGAACAATCTTACACTCAAGGTTTAGATTTATTAGGATTTAAATATGAAAATAGAACAGAGCCATTTCAAGGAGCGAGTGGTGCAACACATCCTGTTTTAGCTGAAGCTGTAACACAGTTTCAAGCACAAGCTTATAAAGAATTATTACCAAGTGATGGACCTGTAAGAACACAGATTATAGGAGTTAAAAGTCCACAAACAGAACAACAAGCACAACGTGTAAAAGATTACATGAATTATTTAATCATGGATCAAATGAAAGAATACGAAGAAGAGTTTGATTCTATGTTATTTCACCTACCACTTGCAGGTTCTACATTTAAAAAAGTTTACTACGATGTACCACTAGGTAGAGTTGTGTCTAAGTTTGTACCTGCAGATGAATTAATCGTGCCTTACACTGCAACTTCAATTGAAGACGCAGAGGCTGTAATACACGTTGTTAAAATATCTGAAAATGAGTTAAGAAAACAACAAGTAAATGGTTTTTATACTGACGTAGAGTTAGCACCACCAAGTAGTGTTGAGCAAAACTCTGTAGAGAAAAAAGAGCGTGAGTTAGATGGCACTAAAAAATCTGGTAAACAAGAAACAATTTATACTTTGTTAGAGTGTCATGTAAATTTAGACTTAGAAGGTTTTGAAGACGTTGATAGTCAAGGTCAAGCAACAGGAATAAAATTACCCTACATAGTAACTGTAGAAGAAGGTAGCCGAACAGTTCTCTCTATAAGAAGGAACTATGCGCCCGATGATCTAAAGAAAAATAAAATCCAATATTTCGTCCATTTCAAATTTCTGCCAGGACTTGGTTTTTATGGCTTTGGGTTGATACATATGATTGGCGGATTGAGCAGAACAGCAACAGCTGCTCTCCGTCAATTATTAGATGCAGGAACATTATCCAACTTACCTGCGGGATTTAAACAAAGGGGTGTAAGAGTTAGAGATGAAGCATCACCAATACAACCAGGTGAGTTTAAAGATGTAGATGCACCAGGTGGTAATCTAAGAGATGCTTTCTTTCCTCTACCATACAAAGAGCCATCACAAACTTTATTAAACTTATTAGGTGTAGTTGTATCTGCAGGCCAAAGGTTTGCAGCTATAGCCGACATGCAAGTAGGAGATAGTAATCAAGCTGCAGCTGTTGGAACAACTATTGCACTTCTAGAACGTGGTTCAAGAGTAATGTCTGCTATACACAAAAGATGTTACGCGGCTATGAAAGATGAGTTTAAATTATTATCTAAAGTTGTATCACAATACTTACCACCAGAATATCCATATGACGTTGTAGGTGGTGCAAGAAATATTAAACAAGCAGACTTTGATGACAGAATAGATGTCATACCAGTTGCAGATCCTAATATATTTTCAATGTCACAAAGAATTACTTTAGCGCAAACACAGTTACAACTTGCAACATCTAATCCCAATATACATAACTTGTATCAAGTATATAGAAACATGTATGAGGCCATAGGTGTTAAAAATGTAGATGCAGTTTTACCCCCACCTGCACCAACAGCACCAATGGATCCTAGTATGGAACATATAAATGCTCTTGCAGGTAAACCTTTCCAAGCTTTTCCAGGCCAAGATCATAGAGCCCACATAACTGCACACTTAAATTTTATGTCAACTAATATGGTTAGAAATAATCCTGCAATAATGGGTGCAATACAAAAAAATATTTTAGAACACATAAGTTTAATGGCACAAGAACAAGTACAATTAGAGTTTAGAGAGCAAATGCAAGAGATGATGTTAATGCAACAACAAGCAGCAATTAATCCTATGGTGCAACAACAGTTACAAATGATGACAAATCAGATTGAAGCTAGAAAATCTATCTTGATTGCAGAAATGACAGAAGATTTTATGAAGGAAGAGAAAAAAATTACGTCACAATTTGACAATGATCCGCTTCTAAAACTAAAATCTAGAGAAGTTGACCTACGTGCGATGGAAAATGAGCGTAA